TACTGCTTAGTATCTCAGCTTGGATATATGCGTACACATACTTCTCAAACAACTTGTTTACAGAGATTAAAGAGTTATCACCACCTTCCATTCCGTCTGATACGTACTCAAGTATGCAAAGCTCTCCTGACATTTCGGAGGAGAAATTGATTACTCCGGCCTTCTTGTCTACATTAAAAGTAGGATTAGCATTTGCTGTCTCGGTATTTAAACCGAAACGACTGCCAAAGGTGTAACTGAAATACCAAATACCATCTACAAACCAACCTTCTTGATCGTTAAATTGGCTGCCCGGGTTTAGGTATATACTCCTCTTAGTGCCTGTGATTCTATCGAAATCAATCGTAGAGTTCTGAGGTCTCAAGATATTTCCATCCTGATCGAAAAGAATGTTGCACTCGTTATCCTGAAGATAAGCGTTTGAAGAAAGAACTTGGATGTTCTCGCTCAACGGTCTTAGATATCCATCCTTATATAAGGATATGCGAACCCAATTGACATAGTCAGAGGGTAGAACAAAACGTAGTTGGTCACACACGCTTAATTCTAATGCCTTAATCTCTTTAAATGCGTCGTAGTTCAGTTCTTGAATAGCACGCTTGGCATGAAACAAAACCTTATAACGCTCCTCGTTATTGACAAGAGAATGGTTGCCTGCATACATCAACATAAAGTTGTTGACGATGTCGAATAAACTTACGTACTGATAAGACCCCCAATTAGCATCCTCAGGAGTATTGCCATTGTTGTTGTAATATTGATAATCTGAAATATATGCCATGTTCTATTATTGTTGTTGGCTAAATGTAGGTTGCTCACGTTGTTCTTTACCCATAGCGTAGTTAACAACTTGAAGCTCTCTAATAGAGATACCACAATACTGAAGAATCTTTGTAATCAACTTGAACTCATCTTCAGCCGGCATCTCAAAGTCTTGGTAGTCAGGTTGTGATTGGTCAAAAGACGGCTCACCACCTAACAGGGTTACGTATGTCCACTTAGGATCTTTAGGGTATCTAAAGTATGTTGCTTGTATTTGACCGGGATTGCTAATAGACGTAGGGTAAACTCTATACACCGAACTCTCCTGCGTATATGCAGGGAACAACAGTGATGGGGCGGTAAGCATTGAGTTATTAAGCATAGTAATCTTACCTGCACTAACCTTCTCTGAATCTTTTATATTTGCTGCTGAGTAAATGAAATAACTAATACCCGTTACACCAAAAATATCTTGACTTAACAACAATGTCGTTGCGTTTACTACATTCACTACCGTGGTAACTTGATTAGTTGTTCCGTTAGATACTATGTCACCAACCTGAACGCCTAACGTAATAAAGTCAGCTGATGAGTCTATAAGACTTACCGACAGCACGCTTGTGTTAGTTGAGTTAATAATTAAAGTAGAGTAAACAGAAAGTCTGCTAATCATATAAGCCTCGTCACCTGTAGTGGTGATAGATGGTATAAAGAAATTATTTGTAGTAGATTTAATAAGAAAGTTAGAAGTAAGAAAATACTCCATAGTCTCAGACAAAGCTTGACCTATATCTGCGTAGTCGTTACCCGATCTACGCATATTCTCCATGTTAATCGTCTTATTGTAGTTACTAAAGTATTCATCATACACCTCTAACTGAGCTTGCTTAGCATATAAGTTAAAGTCAGCAGGAGATATGTATCCGTAGTTATTCTTATTGAGCGTGGAAAGTACTGTGTTACGAATCGAATTAATCATTATGATTCTTTTTTACAAAGATAGATAAAAAAAGGGGATGCAATTGCACCCCCTTCCTTTTAACTTAAAATCAATTATGACACGATTGTTTCCAACATCTTAAGGGCATCTATCCCTTCATCACTACGTAAGAAGTGAGAAGCGATTTCGTATGCATCTTCCCCGAAAGGTACTGAACACATCTTCTTTTTATTAGTAGGCGTATTGAAGTAAATGTCCTTTCCATTGTTTCTCAATGCAAGGAAATTTTTCTCAAAGAATACACGTACCTGATCTTGATATTGCAATTCAGGATCGTTTAATATAGATAGGAACCCACGAGGATCTTGCTTAGCGAATACCAACATATCTCTCTTCAGCTCTGCTGTTGAGATGATTGATGGGTCTTTACCAAACATTACGCGAGTAAGCATTTCAATTTGTTCAAGAGATAATCCTCTTGCTGCGATAAGAGCATCTACCTCTATGTTTAAGTCTTCAACTTCTACGTGAGCTTCTTTCTCTTTATCTACTTCTACGAATACCACTCCATTCATAGGGTGATAACTCAAGAACTCCTGCAACACAGGATTTTTTTTAGGAACACTTAACAGGCCATCTTCAAAAACAATAGGCTCAATAATAGCATTGCCATCTTGAGCGTCTTCAAATGGAGATTTTTGGTTAGAGGCGTAGCGCAAAGCGCGGTTAACATTATTTGTTTCATCATACCACATAAGAGGATATCTTGGGTGATTGCGTGATGACAATGTGTAAGAAAGAGGAGACCCATTTATGAGTCGGTATACCTTATCAGTAGGTACTTTTTTTGTGTTGTTCATTTGATATGATTTAATTTTTACAAAGTTATATAAAAAAGGAGTGTCTTTGAAGACACCCCCTTTTTTATTTTAAGAAATCGATTATGATCCGTAACGGAACAATACGAAGTTGTTTGCACCCAAGGTACATACGCAACGCTCAGAAAGGAAGTTGACCTCCATTGCATCTAAGTCGCTTGTAGCAGCACCACCGGCAGAACCTGTGATCCAAGTCTTGTAACGACGATCTTCAGCTTCGCTTGCACGGTAACGAACGTGTAGGAATGGACGCTTAGCGTTCTTACCCATGATTTGGTCATACACTGAAGTAGATCCTGCAGGAACCATAAGTCCTGTAACAGTACCAACACCACCTGCATAAAGACCACCACGCATTGTAGGATCGTTTAAGTATTTCCAATCAGACTTGTAGAAGTCATAACCGCGACGGAAACCGCTGAACCCAAGGTTCAATGCCATCTCAACATCGTTGTCAAACAAACCGTAAGACGCACCATAAGATGCTACTCCTGTTGGTCCACCTGTTCCTACAACTCCGTTCAATCCTGCCAACATATTGTCGATGTCAAAGCTAAGACCACGGTTAGCGAAGATTACGTTCTCTTCGATAGCTCCTTGCTTGTCCAAACGAGAAACGATAGAATCCCAATCAGCCAATGTAGTTGGAGTACCACCACCCCATACGTTACCACGATCGTTAACCACGTAGAAGATACCTTGTGATCCAATCAATCCTGTAGTACCCGCGTTGGTTGTGTTAGCCATAGGTACAGTCTCGATCATTGCAGTCTCTAAGTAATCTTCGAAACGAAGACGAGTCTCGTGCTCAGACTTCAAATACCAAAGGTATCCTGTAGCACCGTTCTCGGTAGTTACTTCAACCCATCCGATTTGAGCCATGTCAGATCCGTTAACAGCATACTTATCTTTGATGATAATAGGGTTGTTAGAGAAGATCTCATCTTCTGCTTCCAAAGAACCTTGCATTCCGTTAGTTCCTTTTTTGAATTCAGAACCGTAGATGAATACAGTACATACAGTAGATACTGCGAATGACTGACCTGCAGCTTCGTAGTAAGCAACTGTGAATGTTCCTGCTGTAGTGTTAACAGCAGTAACAACAGCTTTGTTAGTAGCTCCTGAAGCATTACCTTGGATCATAACAGTTTGACCAACACGAATTGCGATTGCAGTAACGTTTGCGTCAGTTACAGTAAATACAGCTGTGTTTGCGTTAAGCGCACCTGCAGTAGTACATAAAGTATACTTAATGTGAAGACGTCCTTGTTCTGCCCATTTGATTTGGTCAGAGATAGAAGGCATCTCAGCACCTACCATTCTCAAGAATGAAGATACTGTACGATTACCATAACGCTCAAATTCTTTCTCGTAAGTATCAGGAAGATACTGATTCAAGAAGTTGAAGTTAGTAATGTAGTTTGTTTGTAAAGCAACTTGCTCAGCAGCAGGTTGCAATTGATAACCGGGGGTAGCTAATATAGCCATTTTGTTTTAGTTTTTAGTTTTTATAATCTTTTTGCGCTGCTAATTTTTAATCTTCTGCCGGAATCAGGGTTAACAGCCTTAACCTGAAATCCGCCTGTGTTTGTTACCTCAGGTGCTCTACGTTCAGACATATTAATATTCTTTGTCTTACGCATCACATCATCAGTGGCATTCGCCGCGCCTTGTTCATAGAAGAACTTAGCGAACTTCTCAGGGTTCATAGCAACAGCTAATGCTCTATGGTAGCCAACAGCATCCTTAATCATCCCACTCTCATCCAAGTATTTACCAACGAAATTCATCGGGCTTGATTGGGCTTTCTTAAGTTCAGAAGCGTCTCCGGGTGTAAACTTAACTGTCTTGTCATCTATCTTGAACTCAAAACCTTTGAACTCTCCATTAAATAACTCGTTGGTCTTGTTGTCAAACCATTGGCGCTTGCGCTCGTTTTCTTCCTGCAGAGTCTTCGCCTGCTTGGTGTGTTGCTTATACGATTCATACTCTTCTTTCTCTTCATTAGAAACAGATGGAGCACTTGACTCAAGTGGCATCTTGTATTGTTCCTTTTGTTGAGTGAAGAATCTCTTCGCTTCAGCAACAGCTTTTTTCTTAGCGAGTTTAACTCGCTTAACAGCCGACTCCTCATCGAGGTCTTCGTCATAACGGTAGTCATCCATCATAACATCAATATCCTCAGGGTCAAGACCCTGTTGAGTCGAACTAATATATTCTTTAAGAAGTTGATCTTGGTCCATTGAGTCAAAGTCCTTTCTCAATTTGAGAAAGTCTTCAAACCCACGGCCGGTATCCTTCTTATATTTCATATAGGCGGCTACGTCCTCAGGCATCTCTTCAGCCTGACTGCGTTCAGCCATCAACTCGTCAAACGAATTGATCTCCTTATTATATCTCTTACCAATATATGAAAGAACGTCTTCTTCTTTTAACTCGTTTGTCTCAACCACATCTGCTACCGGAGTAACAGGAGGGGTATCTTCTACTGAATGTCTTGAATCATCTGCCGCTATTTGAGCAGCTTCATGATTAGCAAGTAACTCAGCCTCTTGTTCTGCAACACCTTTAGTGTCGCCACCATCTAATACTCTTACTGATGTGAATTCCATTTGATTTAATTTTTACAAAGTTATACAAAAATAATTAATATTTAACGAGGCTCAAATTCAGCCATGTCAAAACCATCTAAGCTATCCTCATTAGACTCGAAGTTCAATGGAGGTAAGTTATTCTTTCTTTGGTTGATGAGTTTTGACTGCTGAGTATTCTGAATGCTAATACGTTTAGCTTTCTCTTCCTCCTTAGTCATCTCTCTGCTTCTAATCTGACTCTCTTGCATCCCGGCAAGTTGCATATTATATTTAAACTCCTCAGCCATAAGTTGCATTTTAAGAGCAGCCTCTTGTTTCATTCTCTCAATATCAAAAGCCACATCAGCCTGCTTGATTTGCATCTTAGCCTGAGACTCCAACTGAATCTTCTGCATAGCAACTTGTCCTGCCATCTCTTGAGACTTAAGATTTTGTTGAGACATCATCGCCTGCTTCTGCATCTCCATCTTCTCCTCTCTATCTTGTTTCTTATTTCTTTTAAGCTTAAGGAGTTGGTTTGCGAGTTTGATATTTTTAATTTCTCTAATATCAATAGCATCCTCAATGTCAATATTTCCACGAGACAATGCCATTTGGATATTAGCCTCAAGCTGAGCTCTCTCCTCTTCATCAGGAGCCACTTCGATAAATATTCCAAAGTCATAGATGTATAGGTCTTTAATCTCTTCAAGTATCGACACGTTATACTTACCAATCTTATTAGCAAAGTCTTCTTTAAAATCAGCATACTCTAAAATATCAGATATCCTATAAGTAATACCCTCAGCAAGAGAACGGTAAATATGTAAACCACCCTCAAGGATATGACGAGTAGCTGTATTTGAATTAAGCGCTGCTAACTTCTGAACACCAACTAAGGCATTAGGGTCAGGAGTGCTTCCATCACGAGCCTCATTCAATCCTGTTACAGACCGAATCATATCAAGGTAATGAGCATAGTTAGCAAGCAACATCTGAGTCTTAGCCGCACCTGAGTTAGAGGTCAGCTGAGTGATAGGAACACGAGCGTTATTGAAGTCACCATCTTGAGTGTAGCTTCTTCCGATTACACTACCCGTTTGGAAGTATAACCTCAAAGCATCCTCAGGATTATAGGCTGCACCTGTTCCTAAGTCTACCTCATTCAATCCGTCTGCATCAATAAATACACCATCAGGCACAACGCGAGCAATGACCTGCTGTAGTTTAAGGTGGGTAATCTGAATTAAGTCAGCGAATGGAATCATTCTTCTAACCAAAGATTCAATCACACCCTTATACATACGAGGTGCACACGCTACATAGTTAGGTAACGCGTGCTGAGAAGATGACTTAGGACGAACCATGTTCTCGGACATTCTCCACTGAAGAAGAATATTAGTTCCCATAAC